TGGCGTCGCCGACTTGATCCAACTTCTTCTCAATGCGCTCAAGGCGGGCGTCGTCACTCATCAGTAAGACCCTTCCCACACGCGCAATGCGGAAAACTCGTTAGACATCAGCTTGCGCTTTAGGACGTCCTTGACCGCCGGCGTATCATCCCATGACACTCCAGCCTCCTTTAGCCAAATTCCCAGCAAACCCATGTCAACATTGCCGACGTGTTTGTAGTCCGAGCCAAAACTGTTCTGCGTGACTTCACGCGCGTGCTTCGCGTCGTTCAGCATGTGAGATGCGTCAAACGTTTTTTTGACGATCAGGTTGTCGCCCTCGAAGCTGTATTTCTCGGAGAGTTTAGTTGAGTGAGCTGCTTTTTGCATTGCGGGCTTTCCGTGACTTGAGTTTCGGTTCAACCTTCGCCTCTGGCGCGGCTGCGACAACTGGGGCTGGCTCACGCACGTCGCCCAAAATTGTGATGATGTCGGGGCGTCCTGCCAGAATACGTGCCACCTCGTCATCGGGGAGAATTACTGTGTCGCCCTTTTCGATGCGACCCTTGCTACAAACCAGCTTGATGCGGTTCACGATGACTTTTTTCATGCCGGTCTCCTATGTGGGGATGCGGGGGCCATTGCCAGCCCCCGCCAACTTCAATTAAGCAGTTGTGTTGTCGAAAATGCCGCCGTTGGCCTTCTCGTTTTTAGCGCAGAGTGTGAGTTCTGTCACGACTTGGCGAGTTGTGTTGTCGCCAGTTTTTGCCAAGGCAACGTTCTTGGTCGGACGCAGAACTGCGACTTCCCACATATTATCCTGCATAATCATGACATCGCGCGAGCGGTTCTCCCGTGACGGCATGAACTCGACAGTGCCCCATGGAGTTACATAAACGGCCAATGACTTGATGACCTTCTCGTCGCCAGCCTGAACGGAGGAACGCTGGTTGTTGTTGCCAGTGAAGGCCAGCGCCTTGTTCATCTGGAACGCAGACAGGTAAACCGTATCCGGCTTGCCGCCCTCTTCCCAGATTGACTGCATGACGCCGTCAAAGCGGGCTTGGTCAAACGCGATGAGAGTTGTTGTCTCGTCTGTACGCGCGTCTGTACCGTCGCCAGTAGCGTCTGCACCTTCGTTAGCGCCGAAGCTAGTGTTTGTGATCAACCAAGCTGGTGCGCCTGCAAGTTCACGAGCAGTTGAGGAACCGCCTGCGACGCGTGCATTGTTGTCGAAGAGCGCTTTCTCGATGTCGAGTTTTTGCTCTTTTGCGATCTTGAGTGTTTGGTACGCAATCTCTTTCGCGCGGCCAGCCTTGTCTAGACCCTCGTCGGTGTCAGGAACGACAACAGCGTTCTTGAAGATTTGGGTGTAGTTGCCGAGGCGAGTTGTAGCCGAACGGGCTTCACCTGCGGTTGCATCGCCTTCGATGTGAGCGTTGGAAGCGGAAGCGCGGAGGCTGTCTGTCTGCCACTCGACCAATGTATTCTTGGCGGAGGTTTTCTTCGCCTTGCTGTAGAATGGCGTCTCTTCTGGGGAGACGTTGTAGATCACGTTTGAAAGATCTTCGCGAATGCCTACGGCGTCGTAAGAATCGAATGTGTTGGTTGGCTGTGCCATGATAATAGTCCTTTGAGACTTAGGAGTTGAGGATCAGACCCAATGCGTCGTCGATTGAGCCTGTGTTCTGCAAGCGCGATTGCGCTTTTTTGCGAGATGCAACTTGGCTGTCCGTCGTGCGCTTTGCGCCAGCCTTCACAACTGGGCGAGCGTTGCTGCCCTTCTGCTGTGCTTGCTTGCGGTTGGCGATCAGTTGCCGATACTTGCGCGCATCATTCAATGCTCGCACATATCTTGCATCTGACACGTTGGCCATTTCGTCGGCGGTGAAACCATAATCAATCCCGGCCTGCATAATGTCGCCCTTCAACTTCGCACCCTTTTCGGGGTCCGCGATCTCAGGAATATGCTGCTTCAGAACCTCAACCTGCCCTCGCAGATACGCTTGGTGCGCCTGCTCCTGCTGGGCCGTTGTCTGTTGCTGCATAGCTTGAACTTGATGCATCCGCTGGTCGAAATTGGCCTTGTCCTCGTCGTATTTGAGTTTGCTTTCCATAAAACCTATTGGGTCTTTTTCGAACAATTCTCGCGACGGTGGGACTGGTGCCTGCACGCCAGCATCTTGGGTTTGTTGGTATAGCCGCACGATTTGCTGCTGCTGCTGTTGCAAAGCGGTTGCCTGCTGTTCGAGATGCTTTCGCACTTCGGCAGCTTCTTGGAACCGCTTATTGATTGCCGCTTGACCCGCCGCAGACTGCTTCAGCTTTTCCAGTGTCCACATCTCTTCTTTTCCGTCAACTTTGACGGGGATGAGATTGGTGTCTTCAGCTTCAACTTCTACTAGGTCTTCGTCGTCAATTTGGTCATCATCGTAATCGTCGGATGCCTCGACGTCATCTTCGCTCTCGGCTGCGGCTTCAACTTCGTCGTCGAGACCGTCGTCTTGCGGCTCAGTAATCTGGTCCACAGCGTCGCTCAGATTGTCACCCTGCGCCTCTGGTGCGTCGGATGTTGATAGCAGGCTCTCGGCCGCTTGTTCTAGTGTAGTCGCTTCCACGGTGCTACTTTCTCTGTTTGCGATCTAGAAATTTCTCTGCCGTCGTTGCGGCGTCGAGTTTAATTTCGATCTGGTTGAGCGCACGCATGATCGCGTGTGCCTCTTCTCGGACGGCAACGTCTGCCGCCCCGCTGCTTGCGAAGACCTTGATCTGGTCGTCGCGAACCTCTTGCACGAAGGTCGAGAAGGCGCTGTCGGCTTTTAACCGACGCGCCTCATCAGCCTTGATCCGTGTTTCAGTTGTCATTGCGCATTACCTTGAGCCATGCCGCCAATCATCCTGACTTTGTCCTGTTCCGCTTGGATGCGTGCCACGTCAACCGACGTGCCATACTGCCCGTAAACCTTTGCCGCTTCGACAAGCAAATCTTGCGCCATCTTATCACGATTAAAGTCGTCTTCGGAAGCCATTTTCTGCGCATCAAACTGCAATTTTGCCATATCTGACTGCATCTTAGCCTGCGCCTTGATCTGCTCCGCCTGCAAGAATGCTGCGTTCGGATCGGCCGCCGGCCCTTGCTCCGCTTGCGCCTGTTGCTGGGCTTGCAGCATCTGACCTTCAATCTCCTGCGTGATCGGTGCAAAGTAGCGATCCGCGTTGCGCACACCCGACGCAGCCAGCAAGTCTGCGAGCGTGTTGCGGATGTTTGTCAGCGAGACGAGACCGTTCTGCGGGCCATATGTCTGGTAAACCATCGTCTGCATTTGCAGCGCTTGGTTGAGGCCCATCATCTTTTCTTCTTCGCGGCCAGTGCCGAGGCCGACGTTGATGCTGACGTCCATTTCCGTGTTCCAGACGCGTGGGTCAACTGGGGCGAACGCACCATTGAGACGCATCATCTGCTCCTCGTTGCTGTTCTTGGCATACAGGCGCAGCATGATGCCGAACATATCCCGCACGCCGTCGGCCAAGTTGCGCACCATAACCTCAACCTGCCCTGCGGCGGCCTGTACGGTGGCCTGCACGGCTGCCTTGGTCGTTGACTGCATGGCATCTGGGTCGAGGCCCATTGACGCACGGGTGACCCCTGTGCGCTGCTCTACCATGCCGTCGAGGTAAGATAACGCGCTGAGTGTCTGGCCAGCGACGAACGGCACAGTCAAATCCTGCACTGCCCCCGGCTGTCGCATTCTCACAAGTGCGCCGATTTCTGGATTCAAAAGATCATCGATGTCCACCATCCCGTCTACGAAAGCCGTTCTTGGATTATTTACGAGCGCCACGTTGTCCAAAATGCCGCGCAGGATGGCCGTTGCGGCGTCTTGGTCGTCTATAACCAACTCGGCCAGCGAACGCCCGTAGAACGCGTGCGGCTCACTATCAATTTCGAATTTTGAGAACGGGATTTCGTCGCAGACCTCATAGTCCAGCATCTCGTAAGACGTGCCGCCGCAGATGATCTTGTGCAGAACTGGCACGCCGGTCCCGTCAACGTCGATCCTGATGTAACACTCGGTCACAGTGACGTTGCGCATTGTCGGGTCGTCGATACCAGCGTCTGATTGGTCTGACGAGTAGCCGCGACGCTCAAACACCTCGGCCTCCGTCATCTCAGAGCCGTCGTCAAGGCTGCCGAGGTCGAGGACGTCCTCTGGCTCAAATCCCATCGCGATCAGGTCACCCGCACGCATCTCGGTGCGGTGTGCGATCAGGTAGGCGTCGTCAAGTGTGCGAGCGGATCGGCTGATGAAGAACTCCTCCGGTGGCACGCTCTCAATGCACAGTTCGCCCTTATCCTGCTGGCGACTAATCTTGACGCTGTGGACCGGCGA